GATGCGAGTCGCCGCTCAGTAGACGACGAAGAAGGTGATTACGAAGTACAGCCGAGATTTAGCCAGACTTTGCATCCAAAGGGTAGTGATGGGGATGCATCTTATAATACCGGAGACTATAGTGGGGAGTGAACATGACACCGATAGATGAGGCTTGGCGATTACTCAAGATGCCTCAAGAGGCTCGTGAGTTTGCTACTCAGGCGCATGGTGACCAACTATACGGAGACCAGCCTTACATGACACACGTAGAAGATGTTGCCAGCGGATTCAATGACCCGCATCTACAGCGTATCGCTTACTTGCACGATGTAGTAGAGGACACTGGGATTGGTTTGGACGAAATCCATGAACGATTTGGCTCTGAAGTGGGCTCAGCGATTGATGCTTTGACTCGCCGTGAAGGAGAACAATACTTTGATTTTATCCAACGAGTCAAAGAACATCCCGAAGCAAGACAAGTAAAACTTGCTGATTTACATGCTAATCTAAAAAGACAACCACATGAGAGTCTCGCTCGGAGATACAACAAAGCCATCGGTATGTTGAGGGGGGAGTGAGTATGGCACTAGGTAAGAATCTCGCAACTGGTCGGTTTGACGCTGACCAGAACGCTGTGATGAAACGAGTGCGTAAGCCACGATTTGTTGATAACGCTGTTCGACACGGTGAGTACACCAAAGTATCAGGCGGCTTTGCTGTCAATAAACCTACCAATACAGACTTCGTACCGACTACCGAGAAGCGTTACAAACTCATCGAAGAGAACGACACCATCAAACTCATGCACAATCCTACAGACAGTATGACCTACGAAGGCGCACTGTTTTATGACACTGACAAGGTTACAACTTCCAGCACTCTTCCTCCACTAATCGTTGCTTCTGACGACAGAAATCAGTCATTGATTGTATCAGAAATCAAAACAGCGAATAAAGGTACAAGATATGGGCTTGAAAACATGAAAGGTAAATCTTTGCCTGAGATAGGATTTACAGATAAGACGGTGAGATTTGCACAGAAACTAGGTGTCGGGCTGAGAACAAGTGACCTTGCTATCAAGGTATCAAAAGGAACTCAGAACTCATTGAGTGGTGTCAAGGCTAAATCACCTAGTGGCACCTTTGTAGCCCAAGACTTCCTTGGAGTAGAGGCATCGAGTGCACTAAGGTTCTTGTCAAAGCACGATGGTTACGGTCCTAGAAATGATAGGTACGGTAACATCTGTTACTTCCCTCAGAATCAAATTGAGCGTGAATATCTTCTCACAGAGAACAAAATAACAGGCGGTATCGATACCGACTCCAATGAGTCTGTTCCTAATCGTGTTATCGTGAGAGGACAAGCAAGAGCCAACAACGATGACAACGCTGTACAGGTTGACGACTTTGGTTCACAAGCCGATAGCGTCAATGAAGTACCGGGCGGTATCTTCGCACCTACAGCCGTGACAAAGGCAAGTGCTAGATTGATAGGTAGACGCATGCTCAAGATGGCCAAAAACGCAACTGGCTCTCGTAAAATGAGAGATGTGGTCATGAGTACACAAATGCATCCGGGCGACATGGTATCTTACCGTTCAAGAGTTGAGAACGAAAGGTATGTCGTGCTCGGTGCAAAGCATAATCTAGTAGAGAGGACAAGTGATTTACACGTCAACTCGGTTGATGTCACCCTTGAAGACGTGTTACAGCGTTTCCAAGAAGTGGATATCAGTGGTAGCCTTGAAGCAAACCTTGACAGAAACAGACAGTTCAAGGTCGAAGAGTTCAGCACCGCCTTTGGATTCAAAATGAAAGTGTCTTGGGAAATCGCTGAGAGAGTAGACATCAACAAAGGTAAAGGTCATACTCTAGGAATACCAAGAAGAAGTGCTATCAATGGTAAACTACTACTACAAAATACTGGAGTGTTAATTAACAATGGTAGTGGATACGCAATCGGTACTACTTCGTTCACTGTCGATGGTGTAAATGCCACGACTATATTCACTACTGATAATCAAGCAGTGTATACTGAGAATGGTAACAAGTTAGGTCATATACACGCTGCATCAGTCGGTGCTACTACCGTAGTTATTAAGACGGCTAGTGTGCATCCTGTCAGCAATAACGATGAATTGTTCATACTCTCAACTGCAACAGTGCCAGAAACAAATAACAACTACTTGACAATCGGTACTGGTCAAAGTTCTTACTTGAGAAGTAGGAGGGGTTAGATGCCAATATTAGATGAAGGAACTAGATTTTTGATAAATACCTTGAAAGATAGAATAAACGAAGTCGTATTCGGTTTTGATGGTACGATTGCTACGCAACAGGACGGCGGTATTGGGAATCCGGCTATAGTTGTTACGCCCTCGGTGAGGGTCGTAGATGATAATTCGCTGTTTGTTGAAGCAAAATTAGCACTAGATACTACGTTTAACAAGCCGTTGAGAGAAGTTGTAGTAAGGTACAAGAACCCATCAGACTCTACTGATACCACTGATTTTATGCGATACACTTACAATGCTATCACTAAGACGACCAACAACGAGATACTGTTCTCCGCACTTATTGAGGTGACAATATGACCAATCCAAAAGCAGGACACACGAGCGCAACGGCCATGGGTACTAACTCATTAGGACTGAGAGACGGCGATAGCCTAACTTCACCAAGTCTTACTAATTTGTATGAAGGATTGCACGGTAACGGTATACTGAGGCTAGGAGACGGAGCCAAAGGTGACAGCCTCCGCAACAGTATTATTGCCGCTACTCCCGGCTTTATTGAAGTAGGTTCTTCACAAGGTGAACTGAAAGTATACGGCGGATATTGCGTACTCGATGGTGTACTCTACAAGTTTGCTAACGGTCCCGGCTCAAGTGAGACTTTCGTCGTAGGGACAACAGGCGGCGGTGCGAGTCATAGTGGCGACTTGCCAAGCGTACCTGCTTCAAACAGCGATGTATTCGTTACTGTATTTATCGCTGGAAGAGGCACACCAGAAGCCCATTTGGTTTACGAAATGGGAACACCAGTCGCACCGACAAGCGGTACACCTCTTATCCCTAACCGATTTCTTTCCTCACCAAGCATTGGTACGAATACAGATTTGAATCACCAAACCACCGTACTGGCCGTAGTAAGATATACTATGACTGGTGGAGCAGGTAGCGTCACTTCTTCTCTTAATAGCACACCTACTATCCATGACAGAAGGACATACATCCGTAACACACCCATGTATCTAACTCCTATGACCAAGGGTGGTATCAACAATGTAGATACTGCTAACTCAATTGATTCTGCGGCTGACCTTGATGCTTTCTTTGCCTCTCCAGAAAATGGAGACTTGGCAGGAAGTGTATTTGGTGCATTGTGGCAGAGTCATATGGAAGACGTGAGTGGCAACAAGCATGCTCTGATTTACGCTGCTTTACCAAGGAATCTCAATACTACACCTGCTACTAGCACTCATGTATTAGGACCTAATAGATTAGAAGTCGTTACAACGGGTGCTAATGTTACGTTTACTTTTGACGAAGGTAATGTTTGGATAGTAACCACTGACAATAATAGAACAATAAATCCAACTGGTGCTTTCCCAGCAGGTCATATTGTTGAGATTTATCATAAAGCAGGAAGTCACACTCTTCACTTTGATTCAACCAGCGGAGGTCACAGTACCAGTACGAAAATCAACGTAGATGTCGCTATCAACAAGTATGGTAAGTTCATTTACGATGGTGCTAATTGGCACAAAGTAGACCTGCATACGGTGAGTTGATGGGTAAACTTATCGACACACTCAAACAGAGATGCGAGAACTGTAACCGCATTTCTTTACCGCTGTCGATATCTGGTCGTTATGTTAGCGGTGAGCCTGCTGTTTTACACCAGTGCTCTTACTGCGATTATGTTCGCTTTCACGGACAACTTGGATTCAAAGGAGAGCGTAAGCGAAAAAGAGAGCCTTTGTCAAAAAGGTCAGGTGGTCGCTTCTCACGTTATCTTCTAAAGAAGGCTAAGTGATTACTTTACGCAATGTACCTACAAATTTTTCTCCTTTGTAGTCCACGATTATTTCCATACATTCGTTCGCATTACACTTTTCACATTCAAAGTTACAGTCTTTGTT